AATATCTACACTGCCTGAGTTATAAACCCCAGTTCTAGGTATAAATGTTGAACGTAAATAAGAGAACTTGTTTATTAATAGTGTCTGCATATTCTTTATGCCTTGTTCAAATCTCTGCATATTAAGTTGATACTGTTGTGTCTCACCTCTATACTGATATACGAAAGCTGTAGCACCATCTATTATTACAGGTGCAAATCTATCAGGTATACTAGTGGTATCTCCATGTGCTGACATATCAGCAGGAAATGTGTAGTAGTCAAACTTTATAACATATTCTTTATTTGGGAATGGGTATAGAAGATAATTATTGTCAGGTGTTCTAACAACCATTTCAGGAACACCACCTTTAGTAAACTGTGTTACTGTAACACCACTAGCTATTATAGCAGCAGTAGTACTACTAGCACCTCTAGTGCATCCTGTGAATGTAGTGCTTGAGCCTATAGCTGTGTATGTAATAGTTTCACCACCTATAACTATAGTACCTGAACTGTCAAATCCTGTAGTGCTTGATACTGTTATAGTTGTAACACTATCTGTGTGAGTTGTACTAGTAGTTGTAGAATTAATTTCATCTTCTTGACTCACAACTCTATTTATATAATCATTATAATCTAACTGTCCTAGTTTATATCCACCATTTGCTAATGTACTATTCTTTACTATTCTAAATGTATTATAGTCTACTGTCTTAGTAGATGTAGGTAAACTGTATCTAACCACACCTGCTGTCAGTGTCTTAGTCTCTGTAGCATGGTTAAATGGGTAGTTAAACTCTCGCTGATTAATAAACCTTATTGATTCATTAACTGCGTTTTGGCATTGAACTTGTATACCCCTAGCACTAGAAAAGGTTGTAGAAGTTAATGCAACCTCATTCAACCTTGCTATTACTTTATTTGTAAGTGTTAGGTAAGTTTCTGCCATGTTAATTCCTAAGTAAAATAAGAGAGCAAGTTGCCCTGCTCTCTCATATATAAGTTAAGCTAAAGTGTCTCTATCAACTTCATTAGCTGCCATGTCACCTGCATCACTGATGTCCATAAGAGTTGCGAACACTCTTATCTTTCCAGTTAATGTAGTTCCAGTTTGAGCTGCCACAAGTATATCTAGAGTATCTGCTGCTCCAACAATTACAGGAGCATAGGCTGCTGAAGTAGGAGCATAAGCACCTGCTGAAGCACCATCTGCATCAAAACCATCAACAAAGTTGTCAACATCGCCACCTGTGATACCTAAGTCGTATCCCACATCGCTTGATGTACCTGTTAATGCTTCTGTCACTTCCATACCTGCGTGAAGAATCACGGATTCAGCAGGAATATTCAGACATTGATATACGTCACTAGAAGCTAGTGCAGTACCTTTAGATGTAGTAGCTACAGCTAAATCAATAGTATTCTGAATCATGTATGGTTTTCTACCTCTAGGGTGATTTCCTCTAGCAGGTATAGTTAAGTTTACGGTTGCCATTAATCAGTCTCCCTATGCTAAGTGGTATATTGCAGTACAGATTGCTTCAGGTCGAAGAATCTTTCTGCCATACAAATGCATACCACGAACAATATCAGCAAAAGAATCAGGGTCTCTATAAGTCTCTGTCTTGTTGATTTGCTCGGCAGTAGCTATTGAAGATGAGTGACCAGCTACAATAACACCAAAGTTTGTAGAACTATTAGTACCTGTTGTTGCAGGTCCTGTTCCTAAACTTGGAAGATTATTGGACTGATATATTTTAAACCCATGCAAGTTATTCATTACTAAACCATTCTGAAGTCCATTTCCACCCCAATCAGATTGGAATAGTCTTGAGTCTTCGTCTTTTAGTACTTCAATAAATACAGGGTCTAATACCAACCATCTACCATTAGTGTCAACATTCTGTTGGTCCATTAGTCTAGACATTCTAGCTATAAGAGTTAATGGGAATGTATCACCTGCGGCAGGAGTTGCATCAGTTGCACCCGGCATTCTTGGCTGAATAGCAATAGCATCGGCTGCTGTACCTGCAAAGTCTGCAGCATCAATTTGCATTGAAGATAACAGTTCATCAGTACCAGCAGTTGAAACAGCAACAGTACCATTAGTGGTAGTATTAGCTGTATCGGCTGAACTATGAATTGTTGATTGCTTGTAACCTGACATATAACCAAGTACATCTTGGTCAAATTGGTCTGCTAGTCTATAGGCTGCTCTATTAGATGCTAACTCTTGAAAGTTAATATGCGAATGAGCTTCCTCAATATCATCCACTTTAAAGGCAAAGTAGTTAGCTTTGTCAATAGTAAGTGAAAATTCTTCATCGTCAAGGTCTTGAGGAGTTATTGTAGTTCCTCTTGAGTATTCCTTGACTGTTATTTCTGGTTCTTTGATAACCTTAACGGAATCGCCCATATTAGCAATCTCACCGAAGTAATCATTATTAGTGATTGCATCGACTACAGAACCCTTACGAAACGCAAGTTGTACCTGTTTGCTGTAAATAATAGGACTAAAATTACCATTAGGAAGGTTACCATAACCACCTGCTGATGTAAATGCCATTTTAATCTCCTTAAACATTTATCAAATGTACACAAGCTAGTGTACTATAATTTAGTCATTTTACTTTATAAGGACCATTCATAGTTGAGGTTGTACGTAGGATAGCAAGTCCGTTGTAGGCTCATATAATTGGGTAATCTCTAAAGTGGGTAGTATAATATAATATAAGTGTCCAAAATGGGGTCATATTACATTTCTAGTTACATATAGTTATATGCATAAATAACTATTTGTCAACATTCTTTTTATCTTTCTCTTTAATCATCTCTAAAAAGTTAAAGTTTACACTAAAAGACCTGCGTTCTCCCTTTGTTTTAAACGGATATACGCAATGAAATAGGTCAGAAGGGAATATATAGAAGTCTCCTACTTGTGGCTTTACCATAAAGTTTGTATTGTTATAACCTGATGATGTACCATGAACAAACTGTATGTGCCCATTAGCAGGATGATGGTCTTTATAATCCTCTTCCCATTCTTTTTCTATGCCTTCAGGTAATGCTAGATAACCAACACATGACATACTAGAACCTATATGTAAGTGAATAGGGTTGTATTCATGCTCGTATTGTCTAACAAACCATCCTGAGTTTATCTTGATGCCATAAGTATATTTATTAGCATCTAGGTTTTTAACACCAAAAGAGTTTCTCTGCTCTGAGTATGAATGAAATCTAGCTATAAAAGCAGATACTTCTTTCATCCACAGTGCTTCAATCTCTTTATTAAAGGCTAACTCTTGTGTAACCTTACCAACTAATTGGTCAGAAAAGTCTTTTAACTCCATCTTCATTAAGGTATTCATCTTCTTAACAAAGGCAGGACTTAGTTTCATATAACCCATTGAAGGACCAAAGGGTGATATATACTCCTCATCCTTCTTAGGCACATACATTTTTGAGTGTGCTGTCATTATATACCCCTACCTAGCTGAACCAGATACATCATATATAAAGTTGCCTGACCTTATAGCTTCCATTATTGTGTCAGCTTGTTTTTCATATTGTTGAGCAGACATTTTTTGGACAGCAGACTCAAGTATCTTTTTACCTGATTCTGTCGCATCGAGTTTAGTTTTTGTAGACTTCGTGCCAACTTCCATAGCAGCACTCTTATCACTCTTTGTCTTAACTTCCTTACCGATTCCTTTATCAGATTTGTATAAGTCAATAGCTCTTGCTGCTGACCTTGCATCATTGTCGTTTTCATATAGTGCATCCTGTACCCATTTAGGCTGTTCATCTGCCCAATCGTGAAAGTCATCACTATCTCTAATATCATTAAAGTCAGGATGAATCTTCATTAATTCTACTTCAGCTTTATCTTTCTTAGCTTCAATAGACATCTCATCTATTTTCTGTAGCCTACTTTCTAAGTCTGCTGATTGCTCTCTTGCTTTCTTCATAGCAATAGTCTCAACAATCTTAGCTACATCAGGGTACTCTGTTGCCCATGCTTCTATGTCCTCATCGGACTTAGGCAACTTCATTTCTTTCTTAGTTGCTTTAGCTAGTTGCTCTTTCATATCATCTAGCTGTTTTTGAAACTGTTTTTCTTTATCTTGAGTATGTCTTCTTAAATCACCATATCTCTTTTTAAAAGTTTTCTCTTCAGCAGAAGTCGGTTCTTCTTCACTCGGAGTTTCCTCTTCGCTAGTCTCACCTGCACCTTTTTGCTCTTCAACGAGCCTTGCCAGTTCTTCTTCATCTCTCTTTACTCTCTCTTCTTGAGAATAAGGTCTATTCATAAACATTGCCTTTTTAGGTGTAGCATCTTCCACCATTGTCTTTTGAGCTTCTTCAGCCATTTGTATTCTCCTTGGGGTTATCGTAGCCAGTTATTGTTGGGGGATAAGTAGCCATTATATCACAACTTAATTACTAAGTCAAGATTTTATTATGGATTATTTACGTGAAGCTAATCCACCTTGCTTCATCTTCTTTGGTTTCTTTTTCTTTGCAATAAATCCACCTACAGCAGTAAACATACCATCTTGTTGGTCGGCAACAGCAGCTTGGTCTTGAAAAGACTGATTGCCACCATCTCCACCACCACCATCTTCGTTTCTTTGTTCAACTACTCTAGCAAGAGCATCTGTTCTTGCTTTTGATGCTGCTTCTGCTTTAGCTATAGCAGCTTCTTGTCTATCTTTTTCTGCTTGACTTCTTTCTTGTCCTAATGCAATTACACTATCTCTTCTTGCTTTTGATGCTTCCTTGTCACGTTCTTCAGCGGCAGCTTTTGCATATACAGAATTAATACCTAGTCTTTGCATATCTTCTTTATCAAATCGTTCTGTTCCACTACCCCTTAAACCTTCGTCAATTTCTTTCATAGCTTTTAAATCAGAATCAATACCCATCTTAGTCTCAGCAAATGCACCTTTTGCCCTGCCAAATAATGTTTGTTCATCTTTTGCCTTCATAGCATTTAAAACTTTTGTAGCAACTTTTCCTGCATCTATTTTAGCATTAGTAGCTTTATATCCCGGCAAGTCAATACCAAATTTATTAGCTATTTCAGCTAGTGCTGTATATCCTAAACCTATACCCTTTCCTAACTGTGCTATTTGACCAAATGTTTGTGTTTTTATAAGGTCTCCAATTTCTGGACTTACCTCTATAAAATTTCTTTTACCTGTTTGTTTAAACTCATCTATGCTCTGAATAGATACTTTTCCATTTAAACCATAAGAAATAGCATAGTCTACTCCTCCAATAGATGTTCTAGCACCTCCTAGTGTACTAGTTATTTGGTCATCTTCTGTAGGGTCATTACTGCCTGTTTCCGTAGGAACTCGTGAGGTTGTACTTTTAGGTGCTACAGGAGTAGGTGGTTTAGGAGCTTCTACAATACCTTTATCTACCTTAGTATATCCTGTAGGAATAGGGTATACAGGCTGTCCATTTACAAACGGTATACTCAATTTATTGCCTTCAGCATTTTCGTATTCTATTATTTCGTCTGGTTTACCTTCTGGTGCTGGTATAACACTACCAAATGTAGGCAGTGGTTGTTGTGCTGCCATTGGAGTAGCCTGTTGGGTAGGTGCTATGTAACTAGTTGTGGGTAGCTGTGTTGGCACAGTAGGAGTATTTAATGTTGGATTGTATGTACCAAATTGAGATTGTTGATAACCACCAATACCTGTAGATGGATTTACAAATGTTCCATTAGCTGCTTGTACTATACCACCTTCTGCCATTTCAATAGGTTCATCTTCGGTGTCTAAATCATCTATGTTAAAAGGAACGTCATCAGGTAAAGTAGCTTCTTCACTATTGCCCATTTGACCCATAGCTTCCATTTTCTTTAGACCCATCTTAGCTTCATCACGTAGCTGCATCATCTTGTCTAAACCATGAAAACGAACTACATCAGCAGGCATAACAAATTCACCCTCACTTAGTTGTGCAGGTATGTCATCACGCACTTCTTCTTTAGTAGAACCTACAGGTACGTCATTTCCTGATACAGGGTCAACTGAACCACCTTCTTGTTTTAAACCACCCTCTGCAAACATTTCCATTTGTTTGGGCATAGAGCCACCTTTAGCAGCAACAACTTGTTTACCTGAAAACTTTTTTCTTTTAGCTGCTAACTCTGTAAGCCTTTTTATTTCACTATCTACTGTTTTATCACCTTCTTCATAAAAAGCTTTACCTGTATCCATATTATCGCCTGCTCTTGGGTCTTCTGGATGCAGTTCACCTGTTTTCTTTTCATAATTTTCAAAATCTACCATGTCCATTATATCTTTGTTAATAACGTCAGGTTTAGACTTAGGCATTACTGCTTTTTTAATATCTTTATCTTTTGTCTTCTTTGCCATTTACTTCATCCCTTAGTAATTTAAGTTTGCGTAAAGCTGCCACAGCACCCTGCGACCTTTGAACAATCAATGAATTATCTGACTGTTCTAATATTCTATGTTGCTCGTGTATTACAGCATCAAGATAACTATTGAAGCTGTTCAGTATTTGGGGGTTGTTGACTAACGTCTTCAGTTGGCTGAGTATTTGCCTGTCCACCATTTGCACTAAATCCTCTCTCTCCCGGTGCAGGTGCTTGTCCTGTACCTATATTACCACCACCTGCTCCTGTGGGGTCTAATGGGTTAGCTCCTGCTGTTGGTGGT